GCTTTTTTTATGCCTGGGTCGTCCGTTTCGCCCTTTAGCCACTCTACGGATACATTGTAGATGTCGGCAATCTGATAGACATACGAAGTATACGAAGTGCTACGCCCATTCATCCAGTCAGATACTACATTTCCGCTTTTCAAGTTCAGTTTGTTTGCGAATTCTTTTAATGCCCCATGCACAAACTTCCCGTCAGGTTTCTTGGGAATAAGCGAAAGTATGCGTGTCAGCACAATGTCCATAAAACACCAACCAAATTTGTCACAATTACCAAAATGCATATTTTTCACGATTACCTATTGCAAATCGTGAGAATATGAGGTATCTTTATATCAGGCCCACCGAAAAAGGGTACAAAAACACCAGCCCCCACGAAAGCGGCTTTTAACAATTTCTTTTGGCGAAGGTATTGTACCGCAGTTTTTGTGGAGTGTCAAGTGTGAAACCTCATGAATATGAGTTTTCGGTGGGCGGTGACTGCGGCGGGGATAGAAAAACCGCCCCGTGCGGTAACACGAGGCGGCTGTCCGGTCACTTAGACCGGCGGTTGGACAAGGCAGACGCTGCAATCGTTTTGGTGGTCTTGCTGGTCTTTCCGCTGCTCAAAGCTTTTGACGCCTTGGACGCAACGGTCTTGCTTGTCCGCACAGAGTTTTTGGCCATTGGTTCACCTCCTTTCGTCAAGCCAACAAACGAGCGGAGGTAAACCGGCAATCCCTGCAGAAACATTGTAGCATATGCCCCCGCCGCAGTCAATGAAATCTCACATATAAGGAGGGAATGAAATTTGACATTGAGAGAAATGCGGGATAGAGCAAATCTTTCCTGCACACAGGTAGGCAAGAAACTGTTTGTTGACCAGTCCTGCGTAAGACATTGGGAATACGGAGACTGGGCGCCGGCACGGAAGTATTACAAGAAAATGGCAAAGCTGTACGGCGTGTCGGAGGAGGAGATCAAGGCTGCTGCGGAAGCTATCCGGGCGGCGAATAAGGAGGAACGATGATTAAGACGATGACGATGCAAGAGTGCATGGAGCATCTTCGGGCGCATGGACTGAGCATTTCGCAAGACACGCTGGCGAACGGGATTGAACAGGGTGTGTATCCTTTTGGACTGTGCGTTATCGGAGGAAAACGGCGTGTTTTTCAGATTTTTTCCAATCTGCTGGACAAGTGGATTGCGGAGCGGGAGGAGTAAACATGGACGGTTACACATTGACGCTGGTCATCATCGGGGCCGCAACGGTGGCGTGGATGTTCGTGAAGCTGGTGGACAAGCTGGATAGACCCAGCAAGTGAGAATTTGGGAGGAATAAAGATGCAAAAACATTACTACGCCATCGTGGCTGAAAAGTGCGGCGTCCGGGTAACTATGCGGTCGGAGCGCGATGTGGCCGAGGTGGGCGACCTGGTTTGCGGCAGCAATAAGGCAGCCGTATATTCCAGGTACAAGGTCATCACAGAGCCACACTTTGTTCTGTGCGGAACCAGTGAGGACGATTTCCTGAACGCCCTGTATGCGGGGGATATTCCCCAGGTTTCCAAGGTCACCCGGGATATTTGGAAGCTGGAGCCGGAAAAGGAGGATGCATCTGATGTGGACATCTGACCCGGTATGGGACGCGGAGTGCTACACCGCAGAGCAGGACAGGCAGACCGACCGGCGCCCCGTGTGCGACTGCTGCGGGGAGCCGATCCAGGAGGATTGTGCAGTGCATTACAAGGGGGTTTGGCTCTGCTGGGAGTGCGTCAACAACAATGAGGAGTATATCGAGGTGGCGTGGGAATGAGCGAGGGCGGAGGAAAAGGAATGCTTAAATCATTTGATGAACTTGTAAAACTGGATGTGCGTCCTTACTGCGATGTACGGGATGCAAAGGACGAGAGTGGGAAACTAATTAAAGTCCCCTATCTGAGCTGGGCAAAGTGCGTGAAACTGCTGCACGAAAACGGCGCGGAATCCGTTTGGTATGCGCCCGTTGAATGCCCGGAAACAAAGACCTATCTTTGGCCGCAGGCAAAAGTAGTCACAAGCAAGGGGCGGGAAACCGAGTGCTGGTTTGTGCGGGTGCTGATCCACATTGACGGCATGGAATACACCTATGACACCCCGCTGCTGAACGGATCGCTTGTTGTATACACCGATACGCTGAACCAGCTCCGCATAAACAATGCCCTGGCGAGAGCATTTGTGAAGGGCGTGGCCGTCCGCACGGGGCTTGGATTTGACTTGTGGGCAGAGGGAGATACCGACGATGGCGAGGACGATTTGAGCCGCCATAGCATTTGGGCAATAAAAGAGCGGCTGGAAAGGCTCATCACTATCAAGGAAAAGAACGGCCTTGACCACAGAGATTTGCTGGCCAGTGTTGGCATTAGCGACAAGCAGCTAAATAACCTTATGGGATATTTCGCGACGATTGACAAGCTTGAAAAGGCGGTCAGCAAACTATGATACGGAACCACGATAGGAGCGGATGGTTTGGAGCGTCGGACACGGCTACGATTATGGGATCGTGGGACACAGAAAAATTCCGCAGATGGTGGGCTATAAAGCTTGGTATTCGGCAAGACCATTTTGCCAATGCGGCGATGCAGGCCGGAACGGCATACGAACACAAGATACTGGATGCCGCAAATGTCCAAACGAGAGATAGGCAGATAAAAGTGCGCCGTTTGCGGCTGCGCGTGAATTACGACGGGGAAACCCGCGACATGATACACGAGGTCAAAACGCACAGCAAGCCCGTTTTTAAGGTCACCAAGGGATATTGGATGCAGTGTCAAGTGGAGATGTACGCCAGCGGATGCGGAATCTTTAGAAAACGGAAAGCCTGCCAAATCATCGCATATCGGATGACACCGGCGGAATATGAGAATTTTTTCCTTCCGATCGACATGAGCAGGCTTTCCGCTCACAAGGTCGAGTATGACAGCGAGTGGGTAGAATCGCAGTATCTCCCACGCCTGCGATATTTGGCAAAATGCTTAAAGCGCGGGAAGTGGCCGCAGTCAGAGGAGGTAATATGCAGCAAGTAACCGTTGATGCCGCACGGTGGCAGCAGGACAGCGATGGGGCGTGGCTGTGCCTTCGGGTGCAGTCCCCTCGGGCGGCAATGGCCGTGTGCGACGAGCTGCAGCCGGACAAGCAGTATGTAGCGCAGATCAAGCGCAAGGGCAGGAGCCTTGACGCAAATGCGTATGCGTGGGTTTTGCTGGACAAGCTGGCGGCGCACTATGGGATTCCGAGGAATGATGTGTACCGGGAGGAAATCAAGATCATCGGTGGCGTAAGCGATGTCCTGTGCATTGTATCAGAGGCGGCGGACGAGTTCTGCCGAAAATGGGAATCCAAGGGAACGGGCTGGATGGCAGAGCAAGGGCCGAGCAAAATTCCCGGCTGCGTGAATGTGACCGTCTGGTACGGCTCCAGCACCTACGATGTGGAGCAGATGAGCCGCCTTATCGACCAAATTGTTGCCGATTGCAGGGAAGCAGGCATCGAGACGCTGACCCCGCAAGAGCTGGATTCCCTGAAATCTCGCTGGGGAGAAGCCCAGCCGCTGGGAGGTGATAAAGGTGACTGACAATAGACGGTGTTTTCTCTGTGGCAGAAATGGTGCAAGTGACCCGCTGGAGCGGCACCACATCTTCGGTGGGGCATACCGAAACAAAAGCGAGAAATACGGCCTTGTGTTGTATCTCTGCGGCGATAAGTGCCACAGGAACGGTGGGAACGCCGTACACCGCAACGGAAATCAAATGCGCCTGCTGCGCCGATATGGTCAGTTAAAGGCCATGCGAGAGCAGGGCTGGACGGAAGATGACTTCCGCCGTGAATTTGGAAAAAACTATTTGTAAGGAGGAAAAAAGATGTCAAAAAGCAGGGAACTAACTACGCAAATCGCAGAACTCAATGCGAAGCGTGCGGAAGCCCGCAAAGCTGAACAGTACGATGAAATGGCCACCGATTTGCGTAATCTGTACGCCAGTTATGTTGCGGCTGGGTTCACCGAGGAACAGGCATGGAAACTGACTGAAATTGTCGTTACTAATGCCGCCAAAAAATAAGGAGGAAAACGATGGTAAACAGAATGATTTTGCAGGGGCGGCTTTGCTCTGACCCCGAACGCAGAGCCACACAAAACGGGACAACGGTGTGCAGCTTCCGCGTGGCGTGGAGCGAGAAGGTAAAGGACAGAGAAACAAAGCTGTTCCTCCCCTGTGTGGCATGGCAGGGAACGGCAGAGCTGATATGCACCCACTTTACCAAAGGCAAGGAGATCATCGTGGAGGGCAAGCTCTCCAGCCGGGACTATGAGGACAAGGCCGGCAACAAGCGCACCGTGGTGGAGCTGACCGCCGACAAGGTGCATTTCTGCGGCAGCAAGGACGCTACGCAGAAGCCTACGCAGACCTTCACGGAGATTTCCGAGGAAGACGTCGATTTGCCGTTCTAATTGGAGGTGACGAGGGATGACATTTGACGCGATTATCTACGATGCCGATAGCATCCGAGACGCACTTTCCGATTCTCTTACTAACAATGTCTTACGAATTGATGATCTTTCGGAGGAGGATGCAGTGCAGTTAGCCTGCATTTTTACGGATCACGGAATCGGTATTTGCCTACTTCCGCGCAAGGAGTAAGTGCATGGCGGATATGACATACATCAAGCTGTTCATCGATTACTTAGATGCGATAGAGCCGCTCGGTGACGCAGAGAGGGGGCGGCTTTTCACTTCCTTGTTGGTTTATGCAAGGACGGGCGAAGCCCCGCAGCTCGGCGGGAACGAACGGTTTTTATTCCCGATGATGCGGGCGCAGATAGATCGAGACAACTCTGCAATGGATAGTTTATCCGACGCACGAAGCGAAGCCGGAAGAAAGGGCGCAGAAGCAAAACAAGCAAATGCCAGATTTGCCAAGCAAAACAAGCAAATGCCAGATTTGCCAAGCAAAACAAGCAAAGACAAAGACAAAGACAAAGACAAAGACAAAGACAAAGACAAAGACAAAGACAATAGCGCGTCGCCGTTTGAATCGTTTTGGGCGGCATATCCCCGAAAAGTCGGAAAGCAGGCCGCAAAGAAAGCATTTTCCAAGGTTTCTGTGCCGGTTAAAACGCTTATCGATGCCGTCAACAGTCAGAAAAACAGCGAACAGTGGCGCAAGGATAACGGTCAATACATCCCAAACCCAGCCACATGGCTGAATCAAGGCCGATGGGATGATGTGCTGACGGAGGCCGGAGCGCAACCAACGAAGGAGGAGTACCATGTCGGAACATGGCTGTGACATCTGCGGCGGGCTGGGCTACACCGTTCGGCGCACGGAAAGCGGCGAACGGGTAAGCAGCACTTGCAAATGCGAGATCATCCGGCAAAACAGAATTCGCATGGAGCGTTCCGGGCTGGCCGGTCTGCTGGATAACTGTACATTCGAGGCATTCCAAACGCGGGAGTATTGGCAACAGGCCGCAAAGCAAGCGGCGGAGAAGTATTTGACCGACTGGAAGGGCAAGTGGTTTTTCATCGGCGGTTCTCCCGGAACTGGGAAAACCCACCTGTGTACGGCGATTTGTGCCAAGCTGATGGACGGCGGAATCCCTGTACGGTATGTGCAATGGCGGGGAGATATTCCGGCAATCAAGGCAAAGGTAAACGATGCGGAAGCATACGCCGAAGCCATGCACCCGCTGAAAACCGTCCGTGCGCTGTATATCGACGACTTTCTAAAGGGCAGCGTTACGGATGCCGACAAAAACATCGCCTTTGACCTGCTGAATGCCCGGTACATTGACCCGGATGCAATCACGATCATCTCCACGGAGTTGACCATTGACCGCATTTTGAGCTGGGATGAAGCCATCGGCAGCAGGATCAACCAGCGGGCAAGGGATTATATGCTTAACATCGGGAAAAAGCAGAATTGGAGGCTGAAATGATTGATGGGGGAAGCGGAGATGAAGCACCTCGGCGATATTACGAAAATCAACGGCGCAGAAATTGAAATCGTGGATGTTATCACGGGCGGATCGCCGTGCCAGGATTTGAGCATTGCAGGAAAACGCGCAGGATTGGCCGGCGCAAGGAGCGGATTGTTCATGGAACAGGTCCGCATCGTGAAGGAGATGAGACAACGTGACAGAGCGAACGGACGGACAGGTGACATGGTTCGACCTCGGTTTATGGTCTGGGAAAATGTGCCCGGAGCTTTCAGCAGCAACAAAGGGCGAGACTTCGCGGCAGTACTCGAAGAGATCATCCGCATCGCAGAGCCGGAAGCCCCCGATATTGAAGTGCCTGAAAAAGGATGGCCAACTTGGGGGGGCTACCACGATGAAGTGGGAGGACGATGGAGCGTGGCTTGGCGAGTGCATGATGCGCAACACTGGGGAGTCCCCCAACGTCGCCGCCGTATCTCGGTTGTCGCAGATTTTGGAGGTGACACCGCAGGAGAAATACTCTTTGAGCGCAAAAGCGTGTCAAGGCATCCTGAGGAGAGCGGAACGGCGCGGGAAAGACTTGCCGACGGTGCTGAAAGCGGTGCTGGTGGAGCAGGCAAAGACTCCGGATCGGTGATATGCCTTAAAGGAAACGCTATTGACCGAGACACAGCGCAAAATGGCAAATGGTATCAAGAAGATAAGAGTTACACGCTGGATGCAACAGATCGGCACGGCGTATGCGCCGGGTTTAAGCTGGGGAACAGTGAACACGCCCGGAGCATCGGATACGCCGAGGAACAGGCCCCTACGCTAAACGCAGAGTGTGGGGGGAATAAACCGGCGGTAATCGCTTTTGCGCAAAATCAGCGCGAAGAGGTTCGCGCCGTGGGGGATAAGGCAGTGTCGCTTGCTGCGGAGGCCGGTATGCACTGTCAGACGTTTGTGGCGCTGGATATGTCGCACGCCTGCGACGTCATCCGCGACTGCGGCGAGGTTTCCCCGAGTTTGCAAGCCCGTATGGGAACAGGTGGAAACCAAGTGCCGCTTGCATACGGCATAGGCAATGGACAGGCCTGCGAAGCCTCCATAATGGCAGAGGAAATAGCACAGACGCTGAACACAATGCATGATGCACAGGCGGTGATGTGTGAGGATGTGAGCCACGCGCTGCGAGCAAAGGCGAACTACGCTTATCGGGAGGACGAGGAGACATACCCGGTGCAGAACATGGTGGTGCGCCGCCTTACCCCGATGGAGTGCGAACGGTTGCAAGGCTTCCCGGACGGATGGACAGACATCGGCGAGTGGCGCGACAGCAAGGGCAAGCTGCGCAAACCAAGCGACAGCCCTCGCTATAAGGCACTGGGGAATTCCATCGCCCTGCCCTTCTGGGATTTCCTGGCAAAGCGTATCAGTGCGCAATATCTTCGCCCTGTTACGATGGGTAGCCTGTTTGACGGCATCGGCGGCTTTCCGCTGGTGTTCGAGCGGCACAACGGCAAGGGAACTGCACGCTGGGCAAGCGAGATCGAGAAATTTCCTATCGCCGTGACGAAACTGAGATTTGGGGAGGATTGACATGACCACATTACGCATGATTCCCGGCATTACATACACCCGGGAGAACCTGGAGACGCTGACCGGTATGCCGGACAGAGAGAACCGGCGAATGATCCGGGCGCAGCGGCGGCAGGGGGTGCCCATTGTGGCGCTGAAGGACGGCGGATACCGCCTTGCCGAGACCGACGAGGACAAGAAGGCGCTGCTGGACATGTACCGCAAGCGGGCACTGGACGAGCTGACCACATACAGCATGCTTGCAAAGGCCATGCAGGTGCCGGGACAGATGACCGTGGAGGAGCTGCTGGAGAGAGCGAGGGGCGTATGACGGTATACATGCGAGTAAGCCGCGACAAGTACGAGCTGCCGGATGCCGTTTCGGAATCTATTATCGAGCTGGCCAACATTTGCGGCGTTAGCTGGCGGACGATCTACCGGGCCGTGTACAGCGGCAAGCGTACCAAAGGACGGCCCAAGTATGTGGCCGTACCAATAGGGGAGGGAGACGATGATTGAGATCACGGTGCCGCTGGCACCCGTCACAAAGAAAAACTCTATGCGGATCATGCACAGCAGCAAAACGGGGAAGCCGTTTATTATGCCGTCCAAGCAGTACCAGGACTACGAGGCGGAAGCTGTATGGCACTGCAAAAGGGCCAGAGTGCAGCGTCCCATTGAGGAGCCTGTGGAGGTCAAATGCCTGTTTTATATGCCTACCCTGCGGCGAGTGGATTTGACAAATCTGCTGGAATCCATCGACGATGTGCTGGTAAGGGCCGGTGTACTCAAGGACGATCACAGCGGCATTATCGTTAGCCACGACGGGAGCCGGGTGCTGTACGACAAGGATAACCCACGGACAGTATTGTTTATCCGGGAGATGGAGGACATGGATGCTACAACCCGAGATGCGCGTATGTAAGCGCTGTGGCGTGGAAAAGCCAATCACAAGCTACAACAAAAAAGACGAAAACAAGTGGAGGACAACTTGCAAACAGTGTGATGCAATCATCAGAAAGATGCGCCGGATAAGCGAAAAGAGGATCACAAACCAAAACAACACGGAAAGCAGGGGGACGCTCTGTTGGAGATGTAAAAAAGCTGTTGGGCGCTGCTCCTGGACGGGGCTGGATAGCTCCAAAAAGGTACGCTTTGAGCCGGTTCCGGGATGGGTGGCGGTAAAATCGCTCGGCATACCAGGCCGCAAGTCGGAATCTTACTTGGTGCTAAGCTGCCCGGAGTTTGAGGCGGACGAAAGGAGGCCGGGCGAGTGAATGATTTTAATTACGACTGCATGCAGAAAAAACGCATAGCGATGGGTGCATTTGCGCACATCAGCAGAAAACGTGGTGGGTGCTCGCTCCCCAGCGACACCCTCACCGAAAAGCAGAGGAAGGAGAAAAACGGAGAAGTGAAAAGCTATAATATCACGCGGCCTATGCAGTGGCGGGAATTTAAGCCTATGCCGGAGGATCTGAAGCGCGAGTTTTTCCGCAACATGCAATCTTTCGGTGGTACGGCCAAATGGCTGGCGGAGGAAATGAACGTTTGTGACGCAACAATACGCCGCGAGGCGGAATTAGTAGGTACGCCATTCCGGCGCGGTGGCCGGAACGAAAAAATGTGGCAGAGCAAAGTTACAGAGTGGGCTAATGCGGATGCGGTGGACATACATACGGCGGATGCGCAGAGCGAGGAGCACACTGCCAAAGATGCACCGCCGAAAGCAGACAAGCCGCAGATGGGCGCAAAGCTGCTGCATGCCCGGCTGGAGATGAGCGGTGACCGGGAATCCCTGCTTGCAAACCTACGGGTATTGCTGCCGGATGAAGGGCAGGTGACGGTGGAATGGTGAAAAGAAGCGTGTTAATCGCGGCGCTTCTTGTAGCAATCTTGGGGGCCTTGGGCATTGCGTCTGCCACAGAGGACAGCGGGCAAACGCCGGAGACTGTAGTTGTGCCGCCGGGGGTGGTTCTGCCCCGCGATGAGCCGCAGGAGACCCAGGAGACGCGGACGTGCGTATTTACCGTCACTGCGTACTGCCCCTGTGAAAAATGCTGTGGGGCGTACGCAAATGGCTACACAGCCACCGGCGCAAAAGCCACCCAGGGCGTGACGATCGCCGCAGACCCGGATGTGCTGCCGATGGGTACGGAAATCGAACTGGACGGACATACATACACCGTGCAGGACACCGGCGGAGCCATTGCCGGGAATCGGCTGGATCTGTATTTTGACAGCCACGAGGACGCCTTGCAATGGGGTGTGCGGGAAAAGATCGTGAGGTGGGACGGATGAAAAGCCCCTGCGTAAAAGAGTGCCCGGACAGGCTCCCCTGCGGGGCCTGCCGGAAGAGCTGCGAGGCGTTCCTGGCGTATGAGGCCAAGCGGCTGGAGGAAAAGCCCTGGGTGGATCAAGCCAACACCGCCGCACGGGAGCGCTATGTGCGGCAGAGCGCGAGGTTTGCAAAGGCAGGGAAACGACACATGAGATAGGAGGATGACAATATGGATACTGTGAAGTTTATTGAGGAACGCAACAGAATGTGCAAGAGTTTTGATGCTGGATGTAAAGGGTGCCCTGCTTTTAATGTTTGCGAGGATGATCTATCTTGCGCAGTTGGTCAATTTTCAACGCTGGACGCTACGGATCAGATTGCCATAGTCGAGGCATGGTCGGCTGCACATCCGCGTAAGACACGGCAGAGCGTGTTTCTGGAGCATTATCCTGATGCGGCAAGAGATAAGGACAATTTACTGAAAGCTTGCCCTAATTGTTTGGATGCTAACGTTAGTTGTGTTATTGATAAAAACGCCACTGTAAAGAAACTTAAGCGTTGTGATGCCTGCCGCCGTGAGTTCTGGATGCAGGAGGTGGAGTGATGGAACGACTGACGGAAAAGCACTATCTTGGCACAGACCATTACATAAAGTGTTCTGGTAACTGCAATGTGGACATGGATTGCATAGATTGCCCATCGTTTGACTGTCTGGTTGAACGCCTCGCCGCCTACGAGGACACGTGGCTGGAACCGGAGGAAATCACGGCAATGCAGCACACATTGGATGAGTACCACAAGGTAGCTGACCCATTGCTAAGGGCACAGGCTGACGGTCGGCTGGTGGTGCTGCCGTGTAAGGTAGGCGATAGGCTTTACGAAGTAACGGGTCGAAAAACGATCAGTGTGTACAAAGTTAGAGCCATCCGCGTGGAATTGTTCGGCTTGTTTATCGAGTGGGACATTGTAGAAGGGTTTGTTTGGCAATCGCTGTCAGGTATAAACGCCGGAGAAATCGGTAAGACCGTATTCCTTACCCGCGAAGAGGCGGAGAAAGCATTGGAGGCGATGAAGAAATGAGTAAGTCTGTCATGCTGAGCGTCCGCCCCAAGTGGTGCGAGAAAATTTGCAGCGGGGAAAAGACGATTGAGGTGCGCAAGACGCGGCCAAAGCTGGATACGCCGTTCAAGTGCTATATCTACCGGACAAAAGGATTCGTTCCCCATATCATCAATGGGAAATGGGTAAAGATGGAAGTTGGCGGAACGGTCATTGGGGAGTTTACCTGCGACGCAATTACCCGTGTGAACATCTGCGGATTCTGGGACGATAGCGGGAAGCAACTCGACAATCGGCTCAAAGAAACTTGCTTAACCACAGAAGAGTTTTGCAAATACCTCGGCGAAAATGTCGGCTACGGTTGGCATATCTCCAACCTGAAAATCTACGATACGCCGAAGAAACTGAGCGAGTTCAAGGGGCTATGTAAAGTCGAGTCGGATTGCTGTGCCTGTCCTTATTACAACTACAGCAAAATGGACTGTGACGGCCGGACAATCAAGCGCCCGCCCCAAAGCTGGTGCTATGTGGAGGCAATGTGATGGGATGGCTGTGGGATTACTGCGCATTCTGCGGAAAGCGCATCGAAACGGGAGAAATGTGCTACGGTTTGCCAAACGGAGAGAGCGTATGCACAGATTGCTGTGTTGCAGAAAACGAGGGCGTGGCTGTATCCAACGGGGATGAAGAACAGGAGGACAACAATGGCTGAATACATCGAGCGCACGGAAGAACTCATGCTTGCCATGAACGCCGGGGCGAGAGCAATCGAAAACACGAAGCGTTATCACGGTGCTGTTTACACCAAGGATGTGTTTTCAGACAATTCACAGGAAATCCCGTACTTGCTGGCTGCCAAAGTGTTGCGGGAAGTAAGTGATGCTCCCGCCGCTGATGTGGCCCCAGTGGTGCATAGCTACTGGGAAGAATATTCCTGTTCGCAGTATATGGGGACAGACGAAGTTGGAGACCCAAAATGGCGCGATGGCCGGTTCTATGTCTGCCACAACTACAAATGCCGGAGAAAAACGGTTATAAAAAGCAATTTCTGCCCCAAATGCGGCGCGAAAATGGACGGAGGTGACAACGATGCGGCTGATTGACGCTGACAAACTGCAAGAGTTCCCCATTCGGGCGAACCGTTGTGACAAAGAACACGCCAACACGCATTTCATCAATGGCATCGAGTCAGTGATGGAGTATGCGGAGCTGCTGCCCACCGTTGACGCTGTGCCGGTGGTACGGTGTAAGGAGTGTAAGTGGGCAGGCGGCGATTTTGTGTGCTACCGGGGTGTGATGGTACAGCACAAGCCGGAGGACTTCTGCTCCTACGGCGAACGGAAGGACGGTGAAACCGATGCTTGATGACTGCAAATGGATGCAGGACGAAATATGCGTCAATGCGGATTGCCCAGCGTGCGCGGACTATTGCCCGGTGGCCAATTATCCCGGCGTGTGCCGGTTCGAGGATAGAGGTGACTGCGATGCTCAAGAGAGTTAATGGGAAGCCGGTGCCAAATAATCCGGCCAAGGCATACGAGCTGGGCCGTCTGGATGGCACCAAGCAATGTATGGATAACGTGTCCTGTGTGCTGCTGGACAAGTGCGGATTCCATGTGCGGGAGGAGACGGCGGACGAGCACGACACCCGTAGCCTGGAATACTTACAGCAGTGTCTTGTGGAGCTGGTGGAAGCCAAGAACAACGGCTATATCAAGATGGCAGACATCGAAAAGGCCCTGCGGGGCGAATATAAGATGGTAAACAGCGCGGAGTAAAGGAGGGCAAATGAGCAAAAAAGCGACACTGCCTTATGATGTGCGGCTGGAGTGCATTGCTTATGTGCGTGGGTATCCGCGACGGGTGCGGGCGTATCGCGAGGCCCGGGCGGAGATCCTGGACGGGACGCATAGCACCACAGAGGGCATGCCAACTGGATCGGGTACTGGCAGACCCGCCGAGAGCAAGGCGGAGCAGCTGGCCGCCATAGAGCGATGGCCGGAGACGCAGAAGATGCTGGCGGTGGAATACGCTATAGACCGCTGCGGCAGAGATATCGGCAGCGATACAATCCGGCGGCAGCTAATATATGGCATTATGCGCAACTGCCAAGGCAAGCACAAGTATGCCCGTAATCGGATCGTGATTCCCGGGATTAGCGAGGCAACATTCAGCCGCCGGAAGGAAAGATTCCTGCATGATGTAGCGAAATATGCAGGGTTACTCGTGAAAGGTGATACAGATTCCACCTAATGATGTGCTACAATATGTACAGTGGATGATAGGACATGGTCATCCACGCGATTTCCCAATCATCACTTTTCCTCCCTTCTATGCGCCGCCGGTATTGGGCGCACCGCGCAAGCGGACTCGGAAACGGGCGTACCGGCACAAACAGCCTGTAGGGAAACCTATGGGCTGTTGTTATATGCAGGCGTAACTCAGATGGTTAGAGAGCGGGGCTTATCTTTCCCCGAGATCGTGTCGCTGGTTCGAGTCCAGCCGTCTGCACCAGATGCCGGGTAGCGCCCGGACAATGTGAGACCGTTCGTCGTGGCTCACATGGAAATGAAAATGGCCGCTGAAAACTGCGCGTGGGGATGCGTCCCCCTTGCCGTGACTGATGAAAGCGCTTGAAATGCTTGCGGGGCCTCAAGCGGGCATGAGCGTGTGACAATCGAAGCGGCAAGACGGCCAATATGCGGCATAGGTGCCCCGTAAGGGGAGACCACAGCGAGTGACGGGGACTTTCCCCGAAGCGCTAAAGCAGGGCAGGACTGCAATGCCGTACCATCCCGGCCAGCGGGCGAGGAAGCGTAAAAAGCTAAGTATCAGGCGGCTGGTATAATTGCCAAGTTCCTGATGGCTGGTAGGAAGACGCAGCGCAGCCGGGAGCCGATAAAAAGACCTTGCGTACCATGTTTGGCTCAGGGAGATCCGGACACGCAAGATGTGTATGCCCCTCGGGGCGGGTAAAGTCTGCTATGTAAGGCCAAGGGGTGGGGGCTGGTAGCAAACAAGGAGGAGAGAAACTGTGGAGATCATCAAACCCGGGAAAATCAGGAAGATAAAACTGAAATGCGACGAATGTGGATGCGAATTTACCTGCAATTTGGGAGAGCTGACACGCATATACGGAACTTTGTGGGCCGAATGCCCACAGGAAGGATGCCATAATGTCGTAGAGGTGCCAAACGGAACGCCGGAATACATCACGCCCGAAAAACAAGACAATGCTGCGGGTACGGTCGCTGCGGACTTACCAATGGTATCCCTTATAGAAACCTTGAGGACAATGGGCGGCGGTATTATACCGTTACCCCACATACAGGCGCACTCTACGAACAGGAGTGATACATAATGGCTACAAAGAAACCTACCGCCATCGCAAAAGCGAAGGATAACCGACCGGAGACCGGCAGAGGCGGGAAAAGAAACTTCCCACAATCCCTGCCTGACCTTAGCAGCGATGAAGATAGAGCCCTTGTATCTCGCCTCCTTACAGAAGCCCTTGTAGAATACAGACAACCAAAGGTAAAGAGTGACGAAGAACTTACGGAGAGAATAAACGACTATTTTGCCCGGTGCGCTGAGACAGGACAGACCCCAACAGTAGAGGAACTATACATGACAACAGGCTACTCAATTAGCACGGTTAAGGACTGGCTATACGGAAAACGCAAGGGATTTAGCCCCGAAACGGCAACCATCATAAAAAAAGCCAAGGGTTTTCTGCAGACTTTTGACGCAAAACTTGTGGTTTCCGGGAAGCTGAATTTCCTTGCCTATTGCTTCCGTGCCAAGAACTATTACGGCATGGTGGACAAGCAGGAGATGGTTTTGACACCGAACCAGCCGCAGATTGAGGGCTTGACTCCCGAACAGCTCCAGCAGAAGTACATAGAAGCCAGCGACTTTGATGCAAAATGAGCCGAAATCGGGCTACTTTTGCACGACTTTCCGTTAATTCCGGGAAAGTGGGCAACGAAAAACCCGCCTTTATACACGGAATTTTGTAAACGACTATGATTTTGGGGCGAAATGAGCGACTTTGGCGCAGGCACTTGCGACTTTCACAGCGACTTTGCCAGCGACTTTCGCACAGAGGGGAACGACTATGCCAGCGACTTTCGCGACTTTCCCGGAGACTTTGGCGGAGCGCCACGCAAGGCAAAGCAGCCGCCGGAGGCCACCGAGACTGCACCACCGGAGCAGGCCGCCCCCCCACAAGGCAACAGGTGAACGAGAACGGCGGCAAGCTGGCAGCGCAAGCGGTAAGCCACGGAGCATGGGACAACGCCACGCCATAAGGCCACAAACAACGGCCACAGGACAAGCAGGACGGCGGCGGTATAGGGATAGCCCCAAACATTAAAACGCCTTACAGCGGCATTAAAATGGCAAATAAGGCATACAGCAGAAAAGCCCCCGGAATACACCGAGAGCAAAAGAAGACCCCGCACAGCGTGAGCCATGCGGGGCAATGTTATTTTTGGAGCTTTGCAAGGTCAAGCAGCAGCAGCACGGGTTGCAACAGGATATACAACAAGATCAATGGCGGCACCTCCTTACATGGCAATTGTAGCACATGCGCCGGAGCAGGTCAAGCGAAAGTAAACCGCCAGGCGGTTGTCGTCTTGGTGTAGCGGGCTGCAATCTCCGGAAGCTCCCTTTTAAGGCTGGTTGTATCTACTTTGGAGGAGGTAACCGCCTTATAGGTGGCCTTGTGTTCTGACCCCGCCAGGGATTCAACCCCGGCGGCGGTCATGCGCTCTTTTAGCTGGTCCTTGAGGCTTTCCACCATTGCGGCGGCTTCCTCCTGCATCCGGATATACTCCGCAAGCTCTTTCATGATGCTATCAATGTTCATATTGCAGGCCCCTTTCAGTTTACTTTATAAATCCATTGTCCAACCCGGACAACATCACATTTATAGCCCCAAAAATCACGGCGCATTCCCGCAACACTCCCGGACACATGGATGCAAGGACAATTTACAACGGATTTATTTCCGCCCGCATTTAACCACGCTTTCAGGGACTTATAATAATGACCTGTTGTTTTCATGACAAAACCCCCTTAAAACAAGATAAACAGATTCGAGCAACGCCCGATAATGGCATATAATGCGCCGGTTTCCGTGTCCTGCACAAGTCCGCCGTTAATACCATACACGCCGGAAGAATAGCCCACCTTCTCAAGCCTGCGCAGCGTGTAAATATACTCGCTCGGCTTGTTGGTGTAATCCTCAGCCACCCCGAGCCGCACCAGGTCGCGCAGCTCTTTCAATTTATACTTCCTCATTGCTGCACCTCCTGCCGGGCGATCCGGATCGCAGAATACACGCGGCGGAAAGCCTGACGCAGTGCCCGGGCTTGCACATCGAGCCATTCTTCCCGGCTGTTGGGCCTGCGTTCGCCGTTGCGGGTCTTTTTGAGCTCGGACGGGGTGCAGAGCGCGGCGGCAATGTCTCCATCATACACAAGGGCAGAGCCGCCCCAGCTGTATTCACTCCAGTCCCGCGCACCGTTCAGTGCTACGGCCTCGGCGGTTGCCCATGTCTCGAGATCGTCGGCGGAGATATAACCGCCTTTGTAGTAGTCCGCGATCTGCTGCAGCATATCCACGGCATAGGCTGTAACGCCCCGGCTCCATGCGCTGCGGTCCTTGCGCTGCTGTAGTGTCTGCATTGCATTTGCAAGTACTGCGGTGATCTCCTCGGCGGTGCGGTTGGTGGTCTTTTCCTCTTCGCTGATTTCTTCGGCGTGGATGTCGTATAGGTGGGCGCAACCGTTTGTAAAGCTCTTCAAACTCGCCCCGGACATTTCCTCGGTTTTGGTGCTTCCGTCCCACTTGTCAACAGTGGAAACAGTATAACGGGCGTTTTCTTTCAGTTCTCCGATTTTGAAATTGTAAGACATTGTATTACCTCCCGGCCCTATGGCCTTATCTCTTGCCAACGGCTGCCGGGTGTGGTATACTCTCCGTGCTGGCCTGTTGGCTGGTGTGGGGGCGTTCCCGGGTTGCTTTGGTTGGCTGCCGGGTGCGCCCTCGTCCTATATGCTGATATTATATTACGCCATTAGGGTGTGTGTCAATAGTTTTGCCGCATATTATAGCCATAAAATATACATAATAATTTTATTGCCGCTTTGTGCATTATGCGCATTACGGTACACCCTAACGGCGTACACGGCGGGCGGCGATCCCGGGCGTTCTCCGGCGGTGCTGGCCGGGGGCGGGGGATATGCGGCGGCAGCTGGGGGCGGGGTAACCCCCAAAAATTCCGCAAAAAATAAAAAGCCATTTTCAGAAAACCCGCCAAAAATAAAAAAGCAAATTTTAACATACACCCTATTGACACATACTCTTGCGTGTGCTACACTACCCTTACAAGATGAAGGGAGCGATGCATATGAAAGTCGGATATATTCGGGTGTCCACAGAGGAGCAGAACACGATCCGCCAAGAGATACTGATGAAAGACCTTGGTGTGGAGCGTGTCTACATGGATAAAGCGAGTGGCAAGAGCCGCACAGGCAGGCCGCAGCTGGAAGCGATGATGGATTTTGTCCGAGAGGGCGATGTGGTCATTGTTGAAAGCATCAGCCGTTTTGCGAGAAGCACGAGGGACTTGTTGACGCTGGTAGAGCAGCTCACAGAAAAAGGTGTGGGCTTTGTATCGCAGAAGGAATCCATTGACACGAACACGCCGCAGGGCAAGTTCATGCTCACGGTGTTTGGTGCAATGGCAGAGCTGGAACGGGAGCAGACCTTACAGCGGCAGAGAGAGGGCATAGCGGCGGCAAAAGCGGCTGGAAAGTACAAGGGCCGCAAGCCGATAGAGATTGAAGACAGCCTTGTAAAGTCGGTGCATGACCAATGGTATAAGCGGGAGATTACAACATCCCACGCGGTGAAACTGCTGAATGTGAGCAGCAGAACATTTTACCGCCGAATGTGGGACTACGAGGATTCCGCAGGGATTCCGAGACGGCGTTGATGAATATAGGGAGGAAAGATAAATGAAAAAAGCGAATCCTGCCAAGCAGAAGAAAATGATAATCGTATTAGCCATTCTGCTAATCATTACCCTTGCTGTTGCATACAGCAACAAAGGGGACGAACAGGCGCCTGACAAGGAAGACCAATACACGCCGGCAAGCTTTGAGGAGATTTATAAGGCTTACAAGGATAACGAGCTTGTGGCAGATGATCTATACAAAGGCAGACGGTATGAGATAACCGCAACAATCAACGGTATGGAAACCGGCGGATTCATGAACATGACCGGTGGAGCGACCTTGACGATGGAAAAGAAGATTGGGAATACAATCGTTGTATTTCTTGCCGAATTTGAGCGAGACCAAGAGGAAGCCTTGAAAAATATTAAAGTCGGAGACGAAATCACATTTGAGGGGACTTGTTATAGCGCAGGCTCTTGGTCGGATTGTAAACTTGTAAACTGACTTCCAACAAAACCAAATAAAATGGACTACCGATTATTCGGCAGTCCATTTTTTATTGCAGGAGGACAAATGGATTATCGGAAGATTGCGGAGAGCATCAAAAACCGCATAGAGAAAACGCATGACCGGGAAGCCTACAAGGATTTGCTGGCGTTGTGCATTGGGTACGAAGCGGAAGATTTTGCTGCAGCGCACCAGTTAAATTCCGAAGTCCGAAAGATGACCTCCGAGGCACTTCGTAACGGAAACCCAAAAGACGCGGAGTATTTCTACACGCTGCATAAGCAATCCATGTTGTTTGATGCGCCGCATGATTTCGATACCTTCCTGCTGTATGTGGAGATGGACAGAAAACCGGAGAAACGGTTCTATGCTCCCCGGAGACGGTATCTAAGACCTATTGTGCAGGGGTATCAAGATGTGCTTGACGGCAAATTGAGGCTGCTGACCATTTCGCTTCCGAAAAGAGCCGGGAAAAGCCAGCTGGGGATCAATTTTATCAACATGATTTCCGGGAGAAACCCGGATAAATCGTCTTTAATGGAAGGCACAGGCGACGATCTTGTGCGAAGCTTCTACAACGGCTGTCTGGAATATCTGCAAACGCCAAACGAATATTTGTTCTACGATGTGTTCCCGGATGCTCCATTGGTGCAGACCAACGCAGACACGAAAATTATCAATCTGCGGTCAAAATCCAGATTCCCCACGGTCATGTGCCGGTCAATTGACGCACGGCAGGTTGGATTGTCGGAGGCAACCAATGTCCTTTATTTGGATGACTGTGTGGAGGGCAGAGAGGAAGCGAAAAACCGTCAGCGGCTGGATGATAAGTGGGAAGTAATTTCCGGCGATATTTTAGGCCGTGCCATCGAGGGTACGCCTATTGTGGCCACCGGGACAAGATACTCCCTATATGACCCCATAGGGCATTTACAGGAAGAAGCGCAAAAAGGCGGCTGGGCATGGAAAGCCATTGAAATCCCAGCCCTTGACCCAATTACAGACGAAAGCAATTATGAGTATGAGCGGGAGGGTAAAAAGGTTTTTACCACCGCTTATTTCCGTGAGCAGAGAGAGCTTCTGAGCGCGGAACAGTTTGAAAGCGAATTCCAGCAGCAGCCCTTTGAAGCAAAGGGGCTGCTTTTCAATAAGTCGGAGCTGAACTATTTCTTTGAGCTGCCGGTAGACCGTGACCCGGATGCGATCATTGCTGTGGCAGACACCGCAGAAAGCGGAAAAGACAGTACGGCGATGCCTATTGCGGCCTTATATGGGGATGAAGTATACATTGTGGATGTGGTATACGACGATTCCCCCGCAGAGATAACAAAGCCGGAATGCGCAAGGTGCCTGATTGATAACAAGGTGGGAGACGCACTGTTCGAATCCAATAACGCCGGTATGTATTTTGCGAGAGATGTTGCAGAAATCGTCAAAAACGCCGGATTTAATACAAGCATACGGACAAAAAGGACGATTTCCAACAAGCAGACACGAATTGAGTTCGCATCGGATGGAATCAAGAAGAATTTTTTCTTCAAGCATCCGTCCACATACAAGCGTGGGTGTCAATACTGGGGATTCATGCAGGAAGTGACCACCTATGTGAGAAGCGGCAAGGTGGCGCACGATGACGCGCCTGATTCCTTGTCGTTGCTGGAGAACGAAATCCGAAACCGCATCAGCGGCAAGATTGAGATATTCAAAAGACCGTTTTAAGGGGTGACGCTATTGAGACAAATGTTTGGTAGAAAGGTCATTTATTCGGATGCTACCGAGGTAAACGAGGGTAATATTGCAAATATCCTGCAAAAGGCAATGGTTGTCCACGCCGCGAACCGGGCGGACATGGAATATTTATACAGGTACTATAAAGGCGACCAGCCTATCCTTGCGAGAGTAAAGGATGTGCGCCCGGAGATCAACAACAAGATTGTCGAAAACCGGGCAAACGAAATTGTGTCCTTTAAGGTTGGCTATTTGATGGGCGAACCTGTCCAGTATGTCAGCAGAACAGCCGATGAAAAAACCGCCGAGATGGTGACAAAACTGAACGATTATGTTTTGTCCGAGGACAAACCGGCAAAGGATAAGGAATTGGCGGACTGGTTCCACATCTGCGGCACGGCTTATCGCATGGTCATGCCGGACACACCGGAAGATGAAGATGAAGCCCCGTTTGAGATTTATACCCTTGACCCCCGGTTTTGCTTTGTGGTGTATTCCGTGCAGCTGGGAAATCCTCCCCTCATGGCGGTAAAGTATGTAAAGATGGACGATGGGACAGTCGTTTTCAGCTGTTACACGAAAGACCACTTCTATGAAGTGACCGACACATGGAAGATTATTCGCAGCGAGCCGCAGATTTTGGGGATTCCCATTATTGAGTACCCGGCAAACCGTGCGAGACTTGGCGCATTTGAAATCGTTCTGAATCTGCTGGATGCAATCAACAATGTGGAGTCCAACCGAATGGATGGCGTGGAGCAGTTCGTGCAGTCCTTGCTTCTTTTCCACAATGTGCGAATTTCCGAAGATCAGTATTCCGCTTTGCGGCAGGACGGCGCGATTCAGTTTGAGGACATTGACCCGCAGAAAAAAGCGGAGATCAAAAACCTTGTCACGGAGCTGAATCAGACGCAGACACAGACCCTTGCGGACAATCTGTATAACACAGTGCTGACTATTTGCGGGATGCCCAACAGAAACGGAGGGTCTTCCACTTCTGATACTGGGTCTGCAGTCATCATGCGTGACGGCTGGTCTGCGGCAGAAGCAAGAGCAAAAGATTCCGAGCTGGTGTTCAAGCGTTCCGAAAAAGAGTTTCTGAAAGTGCTTTTGCGGATTTGCAATGACTTGAGCGATTTGTCTTTGAAGCTGTCTGCAATCGAGATCAGATTCACCCGGCGGAACTATGAGAACATTTCCGAAAAGGCAAATGTGCTGGTAACCATGCTGGGCAATGGAAAAATTGCGCCGCAGCTTGCGTTTACGCATTGCGGTCTATTCAGCGATCCGCAGCTGGCATACAAGATGAGCATGGAATATGTCGAAGAAAACGGAGGAAACAATGGAATTAACGCTGGAGATGGTACGGGCGATCAACGAAATTCTCAAGAGCCGCAATCAAGCGGAGGTGAAAGTGGAGAACGGGAAGATCGTAGTAATCGAAGTGCGTAGGAAAAAGAAATACTGAGTGGGTCTGGCAAGGGCTTGACCGACAGCCGAGGGGCTACCCTTTCGGATAGCCCCTTTATTTTTTCGATTTACCCGCCGTAAGGTGATAAATGGTCAGGGACGACCTAAAAACGCAAACGGGAGACAACCCGCAAAAACAGAGAATAGTGCTGAGTGAACAGCCTTGTTAAACGCAGGAGGTAATCAAAATGGCAAAAATCGACACCAGCAGAATCGCCGGTTATGCGGACATGTCTTTGGAGGACAAGCTGAAAGCGCTGGAAGCGTTCGAGTATAACGACAACGCATCCGAGCTTGAAAAGCAGAAAGCGGCAGTTTCCAAGGCAAATTCCGAGGCCGCAGAGTGGAAAAGGAAACACAATGCTCTGTTGAGCGAGGACGAACAGAAGAAACAGCAGCAGGCGGAGGACATTGCCGCTATGCAGAAGGAGCTGAATGAGCTTCGCCGCGACAAGACTGTGTCGCAGTACACGGCCAAGTTCATTGCACAGGGCTATGACGAAAAGCTTGCTGCCGATACCGCCAAGGCAATGGCTGACGGCAACACTGATAAGGTGTTTGCCAATCAGCAGGTGTTTTTGGAGACATACGCAAAGCAGGTGAAAGCCAGCGCAATGCAAGGCACACCCAAGCCCGCTTCCGGATCCGGATCGAATGGTGCAGACTTTTCCAAAAAAGCTGCCGATGCGCAAAGCACCGGTAATTTTGCGGAGGCGGCGTACTATACCCGCCTAATGAATCAGGACAACAACACACAGTAAAGGAGAATGAATTAAAATGGCAGATACTTTTGCTACCAGCTTCGGAGTGCTGAATTACTCCGGTATGCTCTTCAACAAGGGCAACACCCGCACCCCTCTGTCTTCCATCATCGGAAGCCGGGCAAAAACCACCAACCATGTTGAGTTCGTCACTGGGCAGGAATACAGCTCTGCCGGCGGCGCCCAGCCCGCTATCAGCGAAACCGCGTCCCTGACTGCACCTGATGCCACCGTTGTGACCCGCACCCAGAAAACCAATGTCACGCAGATTTTCCAGGAGACCGTAGGTGTTTCCTACGCCAAGATGTCCAACATGGGCACTCTTTCCGGCGTGAATATCGAGAATCAGCAGGCGAACCCCATCAATGAACTGGATTTCCAGGTGGGCGCAAAGATTCAGAAGATCGCCCGGGATATGGAGTTCACCTTCATCCAGGGCGCATACAACAAGGCCACGGACGATTCCAAGATCAACAAGACCCGTGGTCTGACTACCGCCATTACCACCAATGTTACCGCTATGGCATCCAAGCCCCTGGGCCTGTGGGATGTAGCCGACATGGTGAAGAAGATCTACGGAGCAAACGCTCCCACAAATGGCCTGGCGCTGTGGTGCGATGCCGTGACCATGTTCCAAATCAATGCGGATGCCGTGCAGAACGGTCTTACCGTGGTTCCCGCCGCCCGTGAGATTAACGGTATCGCGCTGTCCAGCGTAATCACTCCCCTTGGCGTGGTTTATCTGTACCTGGGCGAGTGCCTGCCCGCCGGCACCGCACTGCTGCTGAATCTGGATGTTATCGCCCCTGTGTACCAGCCTGTTCCCGGCAAGGGTAACTTCTTCCTGGAGCAGTTGTCCAAGACCGGTGCTGGTGAGAAGTATCAGCTGTTCGGTCAGGTGGGTCTTGACCACGGCCCCGAATGGTATCATGGCAAGTTCACCGGTATTTCCACCGATTTCACCGCGCCCACCTACAGCCGCAGCGTGTTCATCGCCAATGACGCAAGCAATCCTGTAAACACCAAAGCTGTGACCGGCTGATAAAGGAGGGCGGGAAGTATGACCGAAGCTGAAAAGACCGAGCTTTTAGCTACTATGACAGACCAGCAAGGAAGCGTGCTTTCCGCCTACCTTGCTATTGCTGGGGATAAAGTGCTGCGAAAACTATACCCGTTTGACGACACGATTAAAGAAGTCCCCGAACGGTATCACATGACCCAAGTGGAGATTGCCGCATATCTGCTGAACAAGCGCGGAGCAGAGGGCGAAACAGCGCACAGCGAGAATGGTATTTCCCGCTCCTATGAGGACGGCGATGTCCCGTCCTCCCTTTTGCGTGACATTGTCCCTTATGCGGGGGTGGTGAAATGAGATGTATGGATCGGAACAAATCGGCATTTTGGTATCTCCTGTATGACGGGAAAACTATGAATATGTCCGATGACGGCTACGAAACCGGGCAAATGTCCGTGAAATACAAGGACGCAGTGAAAATGCTGGCGAATATCTCCCCTGCATCTGGGGCGGCGCAAGTGGAGCAATTCGGGCAATTTGTTTCCTATGACAAGGTCATCGTCACGGATGATATGGATTGCCCCATTGCAGAAGATACCGTTTTGTTTGTGGACAAAAATCCGGAATATAAGGATGGGAAACCGCTTTATGACTACATCGTAAAGCGCGTGGCCAAATCTCTGAATTCTATCTCTATTGCCATAAGCAAGGTGAATGTGTCGTGAAGCACAAGGTTGTTACCACCCTCTCTCCATCCGGCGTACAGCAGATGATCGATTCCGTTTGGGAGTACCGGGAATGGATAAAAAGCGGCTGCGCAAGACTTTTGGAACGCCTTACACAAGAGGGATACGAAGTGGCAAGCGCAGGCTTTGCGAGCGCCGAATATGACGGCACAAACGATGTAACCGTGTCTGTCGAAGATCGAGGAAAAATAAAGGCCGTTGTCGCCGTTGGCGGCACGGTCTTATTTATTGAGTTCGGCACCGGAATAACTTACCCGGATAATCACCCGGAAGCAAGTGATCTTGGTATGGTGCGTGGCATGTATGGGAATGGACACGGAAAACAAACCACATGGGGCTATTACGGAGAACCCGGTACAAACGGAACCGTTGTAGGCGAAAGAGCAAAGGGGACACTTGTTCTTACACATGGTAATCCGGCCAATATGCCCATGTATAACGCCGTAAAAGAATTGGAGTTGCGGCTTGGAGAAATCGTAAAGGAGGTGTTCGGATGATTGATGTGGAACGGATGATTTTTACCCCGATCGCAGAGGCCTTGCGAAAGAAGTTCAAGGGGATAGATGTTTCCGGGGCGTATATAAAATCTCCCCCCAAGTTCCCCCACGCAAGCATTGTGGAACAGGACAATTACACGACCACATCTAATCAGGACAGTTCCGGCACCGAACGGTATGCAACCGTCATGTATGAGGTCAATGTCTACTCCACCAAAACCGGAGAAAGCAAATCAGAGTGCCGCAGCATCCTATCAGAAATCGACAAAATGCTGTATGCAATGAATTTCACACGCATTTCCATGACACCCGTCCCGAACATGGACAGTGCGTCAATCTATCGCTTAGTGGCACGATACCGTGCCGAAACGGACGGAAAAACACTTTTTAGGAGGTAAATTATGCCAATCAGTACATATAAGAGTTTTCTGATGCAGAAAAGTGCTCCCGGGAACACTTGGACAAAACTGGTGGACATTAAGGAGTTCCCCGACCTTGGCGGTGACCCCGAAATGCTGGAAACCACCACCCTGTCTGACAAGATGCAGACCTACATCGCCGGTATTCAGTCTATGGACGGCCTGAGTTTCACGGCAAACTACTCACTGGCCGATTACAAGACTCTGAAAGCAAAAGAGGGTACGGAAGCGGATTATGCTGTGTGGTTTGGCGGCACAGAATCCGGTGGATCTGTTACCCCCACCGGCTCTGACGGAAAGTTTTCCTTCAAGGGCCAGCTTTCCGTGTACCCCACCGGCGGCGGCGTAAACGAAGTGGTCGGAATGAATATCACCATCGCGCCCACCACGGTCATCACTTTGGATGACGGCGAGTAAGGAGGAATTATGGCAAAGACAATGACCATCGAGCACAACGATGCGAAATATGTGCTGGAATACACCAGAAAATCTGTAGAAATGATGGAGCGGCAGGGCTTCGAGATCGAGGAATTGCAGCGCAAGCCCATGACCTATCTGCCCGCCCTGTTTGCTGGCGCTTTTTTGGCGCATCACCGCTATGTAAAGCGTGACGTTATCGACAAGATTTACGCCCAGCTGCCCAACAAAGGAGATATGCTGGGCAAGCTTGTGGAAATGTATAGCGAACCCATCGTAGCGCTCATGGATGATCCCGAAGCCGAGGGAAACGCCAGCTGGACGGTGGACTGGTAAGCGAACCGCCGCCCGATAAAGAGGGGGGCAATACCCCCCTCTACGCTTACACGGAAAAGTTCTATGAGGTTTTTCCTTATTACCTTGCAATAGGCATGACCTACGAGCAGTTCTGGGAAATGGATTGCGAGTTGGTCAAGTACTACCGCAAGGCAGCGAAAATCAAGCAGGACTTGGACAACCAGAACGCATGGCTACAGGGTGCGTATTTCTATGAAGCCTTGGCGGATGTATCGCCTATTCTTCATGCGTTTGCAAAGAAAGGTACAAAGCCTATTCCGTATCGAGATTCCCCCTATCAGGTGGGTGAAAGCTATAATTCTGCGGAGAAAAAAGTGAAAGAGCAGAAGAATGATAGCCGTGCAAAAGCAATCATGGAAATGTTCATGATTGCAAATAACAAGAAATTCGAGCCGGGAGGTGAAAAGCATGGACAATCTTGAAATTCGCGGACTTGAATTTCAAATCAAAGAGAACAGCGACAGTGCCGTTGCGTCTTTGGGACGGCTTGAAAAAGCGTTGTCCTCCCTAAAGACGGCCACTTCCGGCGGAGCGTCCGGCGTAAGAACTGCTGCAAATCAGATTGCTGCGCTCAATAAAGCGCTGTCTGGGGCCGGTGCAGTTGGGCAAAAACTTAAATCTATCGCTGCCGGGCTAAAGGCCATATCCGATGTTGGAACCGTGAAGATTCCAAAATCGCTTGGGACTAATATGCAATCGCTCGGAACGGCACTATCCGGGATTTCCGATGGTGATATAGACAAACTCTACAATGTCGCCGATGCTTTGCGCCCGCTATCCGAACTGGAAGGTGCGCACATGCGTTCGTACATCAACCAGCTCAGCGCTTTTCCGGACGTTGTGCGTGAACTCCGCGCCGCAGACATTGACGAGTTTTCCAACCAAATGACCCGGCTTGCAAATGCGCTGAGACCGTTTGCCACGGAAATGCAACATGTAGCCGATGGATTTAGCGCCATGCCGTCTCGAATTCAGCGGCTCATAACAACGACCGAGAAGTACAACAACACGGTAAACAAAGGATCCGCCCAAACGAGCCGATTTGGGATTTCCCTCAAAAGCATAAAAACGGCAGGGGTTGTGGCCGGAATTCGTATGGTGCGCCAAGGAATCAGCAAGGCCATCACTGAATCAAATGCCTACCAAGAGGATTTGAACCTGTTTACCGTGGCTATGGGTCAATACGCAAAAGAAGCCAAAGAGTATGCGGAAAATGTTGGCGATATAATGGGCATTGACCCTGCAAAATGGATGCGGAATCAGGGCGTATTTAACACTTTGCTGTCCGGCTTCGGATCTGTCGCAGACCGTTCTTACCTTATGAGTAAGAACCTTACACAGCTCGGCTATGACATTTCCTCGTTCTTTAACATTTCCGTTGAAGATGCTATGCAAAAGCTGCAATCCGGCGTTTCCGGAGAATTGGAACCGTTGCGTAGATTGGGCTATGACCTGTCGCAAGCCAAACTGGAACAAACCGCATTGACGCTGGGAATCGAAAAGTCTGTTTCCGCCATGACGCAGGCAGAAAAGGCGGAGCTGCGTTACTACGCCATTATGACACAGGTAACAACGGCGCAGGGCGACATGGCTCGAACCTTAGAAGCGCCAGCTAACCAGTTGCGCATTTTTAAGGCACAGATTGAGATGACAGCCAGGTCTATCGGTAATATCTTTATTCCTATCTTGATGAAGCTTTTGCCGATCGCCATTGCTATAGCTAAGGCAATTCGGAAACTTGCGGACGCTATCGCTAAATTGTTCGGATTTGAGTTGTCGGACATTGATACTTCCGGCGTAAAGAATCTTGCAAGCGGGGCAGAAGACACCGCAGCTGGCCTTGATGATGCCACCAGCGCGGCAAAAGAACTGAAAAAGTCCGTTATGGGCTTTGATGAGCTTAACATTCTGAACGGCAACACCGCGTCCGGGTCTGGTTCTGCAGGCGTGTCCGGCGGCAGCGGTTTTGACTTTGAATTGCCTGAGTATGATTTTATTGGCGATGCTGTAAGTAAGCAGATTGATGAAGTCACGCAGAAGCTCAAAAATGCGCTCCCGTGGATTCTTGCCATTGGCGCCGGATTTGCGGCGTGGAAACTTGGCCCAAAACTCGGCCTTGATTTGCAGAAAACCATTGACTTGGCTGTCGGTATTTTTGGCGCGCTTACACTGGTGCAAAACATTCTCGATGCAATCGTAAACGGCGTTACAGAAGAAAACATGACCGGCATGATTTTCGGCATGACGCTTGCCGTGACCGGGCTATATGTTGCTCTTGGGCCGGTTGCTGGAGGAATTACAGCTATTGTTTCCGGTCTTGCTGTGCTTGCTGTCGCGTTTTCTGATGCAGAGAAAAGCGGATGGAATTTCCAGAACCAAATGCTGGCAATCGCCGGAATTCTTGCGGCAGGTGTCGGGATCGGTATATTGATTGGTTCTTGGATTCCCTTGCTAATCGCAATGATTGCATCCCTGCTTCTTAGCATTACTACGTCGACCGGGCACGGACAAGAACTTATCAACGGCGTGAAAGAGACTCTGCAAGGTTTTATTGACTTCTTTGCTGGAATCTTTACCGGAGATACGGAGCGCACAGCGAAAGGGATCGAGGGAATCTTTTCCGGGCTGAAAGGAATAATCGGCTCCGTTATTGATGGCATAAGGGACTGGCTAAATGGGCTGTTGGATTGGATCGACAAAAAAACAAACGGAAAGCTCAAACCGCTTATTACCGGAATCAAGGCTATTGTAACCGCCGTTTTTGGCAACATCAAGCAAACCGTCGGGAATATAATCGACGACATTAAGACGATTTTCTCCGGGCTAATCAAGTTTATCTCCGGCGTTTTCTCGGGCGATTTTGATAAGGCTTGGGAGGGAATCAAGGACATTTTCAAGGGCATATGGAACACCATAATCGATCTGCTTAACGGAGCAATCAATATCATCATCAAAGGGCTTAACTGGCTCATTAAGCAGATGAACAAGATCAGTTTCGATGTCCCTTCGTGGGTGCCGTTTGTAGGGGGCAAATCTATTGGAGTAAACATTGACTATATCAGCGAGAATGTGCTCCCGCGCCTCGCTAAAGGCGCAGTTATCCCCGCAAACGATGAATTCCTTGCCGTACTCGGCGATCAGACCCACGGAAATAACATTGAAGCACCGGAAGGACTTATTCGGAAGATTGTCCGCGAAGAATCCGGCGGCTCTGGAGAAGTCCATGTAACCATTGTTCTCGACAGCGTGAATGGGAAGAAATTGTTTGAGACAGTGGTCAGAGAGAACAACGCCGTTGTCCGGGCGACCGGGGCAAGTCCTCTTGTTACATAAGGAGGTCAAATGGCAATTTTAACCATTACGAAGGCAGACGGGACAAATGTCCCGCTGCCTGACCCCAGCGAATATTCGTGTGGCATACAGGATGTTGACGCAGATGGAACGGGGAGAAACCAAAACGGGGACTTGTTTCGTGACCGGGTAGGGACTAAGCGTAAGCTAACTCTATCGTGGCCGCCCATGAAATCCGCGCCGATGTCCACATTACTGCAGGCTGTAGACGAGGTTTTTTTCAAGGTAAAATATCCCGATGCTATGACAGGTTCTGAACGGCAAATGACCGCCTATGTTGGCGACAGGACAGCACCCATGTATAGCCTTATTGATGGCGAATATCAATGGGAGGGGCTTTCCATGAACTTCATCGAGAGGTGATCCATGCACACTGTAACAGACGCATTTAACGCCGCGTGTTCTGCGCCGGGGCGTGAAATCACCAGCAAGGTAAATTTCAACGGTACGACAGACCTTCCAGCATCAGAGATACAGGAGATCGTTGTAACGGAGCAGTTTGGCTCTTCAGACGGCGTGACCATCGGCGCGGCGTTTTCGTCCAGCTGCAAGGTTACATTCTACAAGCAGGACAATCTGCCGCTAAATGGTGCGTATTTTATCCCCTCTGCCGGTATCATGGTGGGCGGGGAGGCCCAGTATGTGCAGAAGGGCAAGTTTTACATCCCATCAGACGGCGTAGAGGATAGCGGAAAGCTGTGGGTAACTGTCACAGGCTACGACCGTATGGCTGGTCTGACAGAGGACTATATGCCCACCATCACATTCCCGGCTACTCCGACGCAAGTGCTGGCAGATGTCTGCAAACAGGCTGGTGTAACACCGCCTGCCGTTACTATGCCGAGTATTCAGATTGCTGCGCCTTACACGGGCACTCTGCGGGAACAGCTGGGATGGCTGGCCGGGCTTATCGGTTGTAACGCAAAGTTCGATGCAACGGGAAACCTTGTCTTTTGCTGGTATGCCGATGGCGATCTTACGATTGACCGCGACACGCAGTACATGGATGGCTTGACGCTGACCACTGATGATGCATTTACGATTCACAGTCTCTTGACTGGCACGGATAGCAACCCCATCAGTGTGGGAGCGGGAAAAGGTATTACCACCATTAACCCATACATGACCGCAGAGGTAGCAGAAACCGTTTTTGCCGAGATTGACGGCAAAACAATGCGGCCTTGCACCGTTAAGTGGCGTGGGAACCCAGCCGTTGAAGCGGGAGACATTGTTTCTGTTATAGGCGGCAGCGGAGAGAATCTGACGACCTATGTGATGGAGCTAAAAACGCAAATCAAGGGTGGAATGTCCGCCGACTTGACTTGCTATGGCCCCTCGGATACAGACTATGCTACCCCTTCTCCATCGGAACAGAAGTTCAAAAGGATGTATGACGATGTTGTAAAGTCGTTTCAAGATGCTACCCAGAAAATAATCGGAGCACAGGGTGGTTATTTTGAAATCACTTATAACAAAGACGGCTACCCTACTGGCTGGACGCTGAGAAATACCCCCACCGTGGAAGATAATACCAAAATGTGGATCATGTCCACCGGTGGACTGGGCTTTTCTACTGACGGGGGAAAGACCATCAGTAAAGTAGCCCTGACGATGGACGGCACGATCAACGGTGCTGCCCTTGCCATAGGTTCTGTTAGTCAGGATGCGGTTTCTGGGCTTTCCCAAAAACTCATAGCCATTGACGGGAAATTTGAGTCCACCATCAGCAAGACAGAAGCCCAGAAAACCTATGCCACAAAAACCGACCTTGAAAATATTGAGTTGACCCCCGGGCCTCCCGGCCCTGCCGGGGCAGACGGCAAGGACGGCACCAATGGCACCAACGGTCTGTCTGTGTGGATCACTTACCATGACGGCACGGCTACCCCGGCTGCCCCCACAGGGGATGGTACAAAAAATGGCTGGCACACAAACTTGACCGATGCTGTGGTATGGCTCTCACAGAAGGTAGCAGCGTCCGCCAGCAGCGGTACATGGGGAACGCCCGTGCGCATTGTAGGAGCGGACGGCAAGCCTGGAACCAAGGGCGATGACGGTGTTTCCGTAACGCACACGGATGTGGAATATTACCTCTCCACCTCTGAGACAGAGATTTCCGGCGGCACATGGCAGTCTACGGCACCGGCTATAACGGATGGAAAGTATCTGTGGGGACGCACTAAGATCACCTATTCCAACGGCCAAACGGCCTACACCGGCGCATACTGCATCAGCAAGGCAATGGCCGACAGCGCCAAGCCCCAAATCGATCAGGTGGTGCAGACCACCCGGCAGCAGATCACCGATGTGCAACAAAATGTAAATTCCATCATCCTGTCGGCGCTGGAAAACTATGTGAAAACCGGGGATTTTGGTAGTTACAAGGAGGAGGTCAGCTCACAGCTGTCTCTGCTGTCCAATCAGTTGACCCTTAAATTCGACAAAGCCACCGCAGACATAACGAAGGTAAACGGAGACCTACAGGGAAAGTATGAATCCATTACGAAGTCGTTTAATTTTGACATTGAGAATGGATTGGTCATTGGAGAAACCGGCAACCCCGTATATCTGCAGCTGAATAATGACATTTTGCAGTTTGTGCGCAACAACACACCAGAACTGTGGATCACGGCTGACGGCGTAGTGACAAATCGCATTAATACGGATGCACTGGTAATCGGCAATGTGATTTTCCAGAAAGATGACGTTGGCGATGTAACCATCTATTAAGGGGGAGACGGTATGAGCGTATTCCAAACACTGACGCTGGAGCAGGTTGGCCAGTCCATAGCCAATAACACCTCCAAGGTGCGCATTAAGTGGACATCACAGCAGACAGGCTCCAGCTATAACGATGCACCCGGTGATAAGGCGTATTACTACATTACCCTTAACGGCGGGACGAGGACGGAGCACACGGTGGCGTTTACGCTGCCGCAAAATACTACCAAGACCATCCTGGACACTACCATCACCGTCAACCACAATACGGACGGAACCGGCAGCGTCAAGGTGGATACGTGGATGAATACGGAGATCAGCGCGGGCGTAATCGAGCAGACAAAGACGCTGACACTTGACACTATCCCCCGGGCATCGGTAGTGTCGGCACCCAAAACCGGCGCCCTTGGCTCGGCCCTTAAAGTCGAGATTGACCGCAAGAGCGCGAGTTTTGCTGATAAGCTATATTACAAGGTCGGCAGTAAAAGCGAGGTGCAGATCACGGCATATGACGGCGGGCTCACCTATAACTGGAAGCCGCCTGTTAGTCTGGCCACCAATGCCCCCAACAGCACAAAGCTTACGGTGACGCTTATCACAAAGACCTACAATGGCAACACCTATGTAGGCCGCTCGGAGTGTGTCGTAGAGCTATCCATACCGACAAGTGCCGCACCCACCTTGTCTGTGGCGCTTAGCGATCCCACCAAGGTCAGCACGACATATGGCGACTATGTGCAGATGCGTAGCAAGATCAAGGTGGAACTGACCGCTGCCGGATCGTATGGCAGCACCATCAAGTCTTACAGCATCAAGGTTGGCAATTTTTACGCCGCTACCACATCCAGCGGGGCAACGGATTATCTACCATCCTCCGGTAAAGTAGACGTTGTCTGCTCTGTTACGGATAGTCGAGGGCGCACCACCACCAAAACGCAGCCCGTCACTGTCCTTCCGTATAGCAAGCCTACTATATCGGCTATTTCTGCTGCCCGATGCAACCAAAACGGCTCGGCCAATCGTGCCGGTGCTTACGGCAAGGTGACCTTTAGCGCCGCCATTACCCAGCTATCCGGCAATACAGCAGCCTATAAGGTGCAGTATCGGGCACACGGCGCGGAGAGATGGACGGATGCCGGAAGTGTGGCAAATGGCAATTATAGTCCGGCCAATGTGTATGTGGTATTTGCCGCCGACACCAATACCAGGTACGCTGTCCGCGTAGTGGCAACGGACAAATTCGAGAGTGTCGAATCAACCATCCGAGACCTGCCTGCGGCGTTTATCCTGATGAATTTAGCCAAGTCCAAAAAGTCTATTGGCGTGGGTCGTGAGTGCGACAAGGAGAACACCTTCCAGGTGGGCTTGTACAGCCACTTCGAGAAACCAGTAAATCAGGAAGTTAGCAACAACCCCTGGTATGGACTGAATGACGGCACCAATCAGTGGCATTTACAGGCGTTCCAGGACAGCAATAAGTTAGCCCTTGGCCTGACCTGGGACAGTTCCCTCAAGATCGACACCGCTGGCAACGTGACACTGCCCGCGAATCTTACCGGGAAATATCTCACCGGCACATGGCTGCAGGCCACGGCGGCCACGGACTTGGGGAAAGCACCGCCCTATGTATGCGTATTTGACGCCAACGGCTGGCTGTATAAACGGAAGCTGTCGGAGCTGTTTTCGGATATGGGCATCCCGGCACAGAAGGATTATGTGGTGGAGCGCGGCACATCCAGCTCCTGGCACTACGAGAAGTGGAACAGCGGGAAGCTGGAGCTGTGGCGGCAGACGACCTCCAGCAACTTGGGGACGACCGGGCAGATAAACGGCTGGTACTACAGGGCGTACACAATGGCATTGCCATCGAATCTGCTCAAGAACATACAGGATGTGCAGTGCAACTGTGTGTGGGGCACCGGCGTGTCCTTTGCATCCGGCAGCGCTGACTCGGTGAATTTCAAGGCAATCTATTTCAGCAATCAAAATGGCGGGGCCGGTACGTTCTGGCACAGGATCACCGGCACATGGAGATGAGGAGGTATGCTATGAATCCCTTGTGGCTGTTATTGATTATCCCCGCATCATCGTGCTTGGGGTTTATGTTTGCCGCTCTGCTGGCGGCAGGAAAGGAATGAACATGACGGAAACTATCATTGTGGCCCTGATTACCGGCGGCTTGTCGCTGCTGGGGGTAATCATCACCAGCAACAAGACTGCCCGGGATGTGCAAGCCAAGCTGGATACGCATCAGGCCGTCACCGACACTAAACTGGAAGAACTGACCAGAGAGGTTCGGGAGCACAACAATTTTGCGCGGCGCGTCCCGGTGTTGGAGGAGCAGATCAAGGTTGCCAACCACCGCATCGCGGATTTAGAAAACAATCATTAATTTTTGTGGTGCCCGAATCGGGCACAGAAAGGAGCAAACCATGAAAATCCCTGACAAGCTGTATGACATTCTCAAGTGGGTGGTCATCATCGTCCTGCCGGCCATCGCCACGCTGTACGCGGCCCTGTCCGCCGTGTGGGCCTGGCCCTACTCGGAGGAGATCGTCACCACCATCACCGCCGTGGACACGTTCCTGGGCGCGGTGCTGTGCATCTCCACGGCCACTTACAACAAGGAGGAAAATGAAAATGGCTAAAGTATATCTGTCTCCCAGCAATCAGACCGACAACCGCTATGCCTACGGCAACACCACCGAGGCCGTCCAGTGCGGTAAAATTGCCGATGCCTGCCGCGCCGCCCTGGAGCGCAGCGGCGTGACCGTGAAGGTAGGGCATATGCCCTCCATGCAGGATAAGTGCAAGGAATCCAACGCCTTCGGCGCAGACCTCCATGTGCCCATCCACACCAACGCCTTTAACGGCACGGTCAGCGGCACCCGCATGTTCTGCTTTAACAGCAGCGGCGAGGGCATGAAGGCCTGCAAGGCCATTTTTAATCGGCTGGCCCCGGTGACCCCCGGCACCAGCGAGAATATCCGGGTGGATGCCTCCCTGTATGAGGTGCGGGTGCCCAGCGCCCCCACGGCCTATATCGAGTGCGAGTTCCACGACAACGCCACCACCGCTAAGTGGATCGTGGAGCATACGGTTGACATCGGCGAGGCCATTGCCCGGGGTATCTGCGACTACTTCGGCGTGACCTATAAGGAGAAGGAGCAGCCCAAGCCCGCCGCCACCAATAAGCTCTACCGGGTGCAGGTGGGTGCATTTGCCGTCCGCGCCAACGCGGAAAAGATGCTCCGGCGGCTGAAGGATGCCGGGTTTGATGGGTATATCCGGTAACGGTAAACACCTGGAGGGCACAGAGGACACCGCTACGCCGACCTCACGCCCGTGCATAAGCATCCGCACCTCCACGGCTATTTGTTTTGCGTATGAACAGCAACCACAAGGCCGTAAGGGATTTTTTGTCAAATCTGCCGCCGAAACGAGCCGTTGCTTTTGTTGATTCTTTTTTGCTTCCTGACAATGAAGCAATGGTGGTCATAGAATGCGATGTGCGCCGCAAAAGTTGCGTACAGGTATCTATGGAGCGGAATATGTCCGTTGAAACCGTAAAGCGGCACAGATGCAGAGCGTATCATAAAATTGCACAGGAACTATTTATCCCCCTGCCTTAAACGGCGGGGGGATTTTTGCTTTTTTTGACACTTTTCAGGCACTTTCGGGTGCCTGTTTTTTTGTACCATAAAAGCAGAAAGAAGGTGGCAAAATGTACGAACGGCTTATAGCTTGCGGTTACACGGAGCAAATGGCAAGGGATATTTTGACCTTGTTCCCAGACCCGGAAGAATTGCGGATATATGTATATTTTGCCGAACTGTTCCGTGGAGAAAGGACGGTATGTTGATGGCATTTAATCCTTACTATCAGAATCCATATCAGCCGATGGGATATAACGGCCAGTACGGCAATTATGCCCCCCAGAACGCCGCAGGAGCCCCGCAAGCGTTTGTGTGCCAAATTACAAGGGTAAACGGGAGAAACGGCGCAGAGGCTTTCCGAATGGCCCCAAACAGCTCCATTCTGCTGATGGATGAAAACGACCCCATCGTGTGGATGAAACAGACGGACGGTGCGGGGTATGCAACGGTAACGCCTTACACGGTTTCTCCGTATCAGGCTACCCCGCCTGTGGATGTAAGCAGTCTGGAAGAACGCGTAAAGAGATTGGAGGACACAATTAATGGCAAATCCAATGATGCAAATGCTGATGGGAAACGGAAGTCGAAAGCCGAATAACCCCCTTGCGATGGTGGCAGAGTTCCGAAAATTTGCTGCCGGCATGACCCCGCAAAAAGCACAGCAGGAAATCGAGCGGTTACTAACTTCTGGGCAAATGAGCAAAGAGCAGTTTGCTGATTTGCAGAAACAAGCAAAGGACTTTATGCAATTTCTGAAATAGGCCGGGTCGACACGGTTTATTTATAAAAATTTATGAAAGGAGTTTTCCACATGGAGAACGGTATGTCTCTTAGCGATATCGCCGCTGTGACGCGCGGTACAAACGAAGAAAACGGCTGGGGCTCCGGCTGGTTTCTCATCGTTGTTCTGTTCCTGTTCATGTTCGGTTTCGGCGGCAACGGCTGGAATCGTCAGGGTGAGTTCGGGCAGTTCGCTACCGCTGCCAGCCAGCAAGAGATTCTGTTCGGCCAGCAGTTCGGGCAGATCAACGACCGTCTGACCAACATCGGTAACGGCATCTGCAATCTTGGTTACGAGATGCAGGGCGGCATCGGGCAGTTGGGCAAGGAGATGGCTTTGGCGCAGAACGGCACCAACATGACCATCATGCAGACCGGCAACAGCATCCAGAGCCAGATGGCACAGTGCTGCTGCGACACAAAGCGGGCCATTGACGGCGTAAACGCCAACATCGATGCAAAGTTTGCCGCTTTGGAGAAGTCCCAGCTTGAGCAGCGAATTGCGGAGCAGTCCGCCCGCATTGCCAGCCTTGAGATGGATAACCGGATGTATGGTGTGGTTCGCTATCCCAACGGATACACTTACAACGCCGGTAATTCCCCCTTCTGCGGCTGCAACAGCTGCTGCGGCGCAAACATCTGACACAGAACGATAGGCCCCTTTTGGCCGGGTTATGGGCGGGGCTAATGTCCCGCCCTTTTAATTTAGAAAGGAGATTTTACAATGTCTTGCAAATCTGCGATTTACACTGCTATGCAGACCCCCACGGAGGTTGCCGTAAATGGTGTTATCCCTCTGGGCAGTCTTATCCGCCGCTATGGATGTGATATTTCTTTGAACGGAAACGCTGTCAATATCGTTGGCAAAGGATATTATGATGTCGATGTTTCCATCACTGTATCCCCCACGGCGGCAGGGACGGTCACTGCAACGCTCATCAAGGATGGCGTGGTTGTTCCCGGTGCGACAGCTTCCGCAAATGCTGCGGCTGGCGCACCTGTTGCGCTGGCATTCCCCGCTCTTGTGCGTCAGGCGTGTTGCGCATCCGGCTCTGCGCTGTCGCTGGTACTGACTGGCTCGGCATCCACAGTTAGTAATGTTGCCCTCCGGGTACAGCGCATCTGATGGAGGTGCGGGATGAAAGTTATTGAGAAATTGGAAAATTTTATCGATAGCGAGATCCACGATGCAGAAGTATATGCAAAGTGCGCCCTAAAATACAAGGAATCCGACCCTACGCTTGCGAAACTGTTTTACGATTTGTCCACGGAAGAAATGCGGCACATGGATTTGCTACATGGAGAAGTTGTCCGCCAGATTGAGCAGTATCGCAAGGCAAATGGTGAACCGCCCGCCTCCATGCAGGCTATCTATGATTATCTGCACGAGAAGCAAATCGACAAGGCAAAGGATGTAAAGAGCTGCCAAAGCATGTATCGCAATGGGTAAATGTCGCCCGAAAAGTGATAGTAATTTGATAGTAACCCAAACGATACGGTGCGGTATAGCGTAACATTTTCACAAGAAAAACACCGATAAATACCGTGCTATACCGCTTTATTGCAACAATATACTGTGCTTTTAGAACTGGCTTACGCCTTTTAAGCAGGGTGTCCGGGGTTCGAATCCCCGACGGGGCACCAAAAAAAGCCTTGAAACTCAACGGTTTCAAGGCTTTTCTTTTTTTGTTTATTTCTTATTTGTTAGTAACGTGTTAGTAACAGCATCCACAAGTGTCTGCGCGTCGATGTGCGTATATATGTTTGCGGTGGTGGAATAATCGGCGTGTCCGAGTATTTTTTGGAGCATTTCCGGGGGCAATCCCTCTTTTACCGCCCGGGACGCGTATGTGTGGCGTGTGGCGTGTGGGGTCTTGCGCTCTATGCCCAGTCGGTCAAGGAGTGGGTAAAAATCTCGCCTGCGGAAGTTCGCTGGGACTTTTTGCCCATCGTACCCGGATAAAAGGAGTTCGCCATTTGCGCGACTGGAGAAGTAGGCAAAGTATTGTTTCCCCTCCGGTCGAATGGGGATAATTCGATTTCGGCCTGCTTCGGTTTTCTCCCCGCCTACAACATAGTCTCCGTGACAGTCAGCCAGCGGCAAAGAAAACAGTTCCCCGATACGCATACCCGTTGCCAGCAGCATCAAGACGATTTTCGCCGCATCGCTGTTATCGGATTCCAATTTACGGATATCTTCCGCCACGAAGATGTCCTTTTCTTTTTTTACATTTTCTGGCAGCCGGACAAACTTTGCAAAATTTGTCGTGCAGATTTCCTCCCGGATTGCCCAGTTCGACATCTGCGTTATGAGCTGCTTGTACTTGTTCACGGTAGAATGGCTCTTTGTCATGTGTGGGTCAAGTACGGCCTGGAAGTCTGCGGTGCGGAGGTCGCGAAACTTTTTCCCGTGGAGCGGCGTAAATATGCGGTAGGCATTGTTATATGATTCTATCCCCTGCTTGCCGATCTCTTTGTAATGCTCCTCTTTCCACGCATCAAAGACTTCCGCAAAGGTCATATTATACCGCTCTGTTAAGCTCTTGCCGTTCAACCGCGCCAAAGCATCCAAAGCGTCCGTTTTGCGCTCATAATGCCCGATAATCACTTTGTTTTTCGCGGCCACCCAAGGCGATTTTCTACGCCCAGCCAGTTTGTATACAGTTCCGGTGCCGTTTGCCCGCTTCAATGCCTTGCGCCGCTCTGTTACCTGTTTTTTGCCACAGATATGGCAATATACAGCGCCCGGGACAAGAGCTGTTCCGCATTTAATGCAGTTGCTCATTTTCTGCTTCCTCGCCTTGTTTGGTTTTTTTGCCCGCCGTAAGAGTGGACAATAGCACGGATGTAAGTACGCCGATTCCCACCGCCAAAAGCGCAATGACAATCCATGCAATCGTGCCGGCTGTCCTGGATCGGATCAGGCCTTCGTCCTGCACACGGTAATCAAGCGCCACATACCATGTAACTATACCCAGCAGGATAGCGGACAGCAGCGATGTGATATACAGCATCGTGCGCTGCCGCCTTGCTTTTTTCTTCTGCTCCTCCGCTGATTTGGACAGTTCATCGTATGCGCCCTCTATCCGTGCAAGGCGCACATCCTCGTCATGGACTTGCTGGAGCTGCTTGATTTGGTCTTGCGCCAAAACAACCTCTACAATGCCAAAGTAACGGTCCATAGACACCCCCAGCACCTTGCAGATGGGGCCAGCCGCATACACGCCCGGTGCTTTAGATGTGGATGCGAAAAAGTTGTTGACGCTGGACAAAGGCACACCGGATTGGTCTGCGATCTCCTGCGCCGTGATGTGCTGTTCCAGTTTTGCGTCCCGACAAGTGTCCTGCAACGATTTCTCCATGTTTTATTGCCTTCTTCCCCTTTTTCGGGCATAGCCCGCATTATTTTACAAACCCCAAATTTGGGGATATTGCCTTTTTCGGGATTGCACCACCCGATTTATTTTTGATATGGTAGAGGCGCAAACGATAAACCGTTAGGTGATTCGTGGGCAATACCCTCCCCGTCCGGTGCGGGGATGGGGAGGGTAGAACAAAATTTCTATTTTCTACGATTTTGTTGCACAAAAGTGTGCAACAAACACCGTGTTTGATGGTATAGGTGAAAACACTTATTGTGGAGGAATAGAACGAATGTTTGCAACCGAAGAGAAATATGGTATAATTAGAAAAAAGCATCACATGTACGCCAAATCGGATTTTATGTCTGCCTTGCGCACACTGACGGAAGAAGAAAGAAACAAACTATGGAAGGAGCTTGAAGAAAATGGAATTATCAAACGCAAAAGTCCTGATTGCATCTGACGGCGAAAAGACATTCGTCCTCGTAAATGGAACACCGCTTATCGGAGATAAGATTGACTTCAAATGCGATATGTGCGGTGTCCGGCTCAGCGTGTCTAACGCACTGCTTACGCCTAACCTGTATAAAGCCAGTGACTTCGCCGCATTTGTGAAGAACAAGTTAGGTTATGACCTGTCCGTCATGTAAATCCCACATGAGGACGGTTTCCGGGTCTTGCTGGTCCATGTAGGCAATGCCCGCATCCATCAGGATAACACCACCAAAAGGCGAATACTCGGCATATCCGGCAGCACAAATCTCCTGTAACCCATCCTTTATTGCTTCTGGAATCGGCATGAAGAATGTGGAGTTTTGCTTCGACTGCCCGTATGCCCGGCGCTGGCAGTAATGCGTGTAGAGAGCTGCCAACGCCTTTTTTGCACTCCTTGTCAGCTCAACGCCCATCGCTGCGTCTCCTCTGCTGAATCTCCACAAGCTTCTGCATCGCTTGAAGAATTTGGTCATCCGTCCAGTTTTCGGCCTGTTCTTCCCAATCCTTCATAGTCGGCACGAATCCCTCGGCATTTATGCCGGGGGCTTTTTTTATGCCTGGGTCGTCCGTTTCGCCCTTTAGCCACTCTACGGATACATTGTAGATGTCGGCAATCTGATAGACATACGAAGTATACGAAGTGCTACGCCCATTCATCCAGTC